GCTATTGACAGACTTGGACAGATTTTGACAGACTTAGACAAGCTTGTCAAAGACTTGTCAAGGGCGGGGGAAGGGGGGATGAAGACTTTTGCAGTTCAAAAGAATACTCTTAAAAAATTTCTACAGAAAATTATCAGATTTGCAAAGGCCCTTAACCAGCCACTATCAGATTTACAAAGGTCTTTCAACAGTACCTAACTAACTCGTATCATACTGTGTCACATCAAAAGACTTGACATAGTCTTTAATCTGTGTTATAATAGGTCAGTAGCTAGAACTGGAGAATATTCATATGAAAATCAAGTGGAATGACAAGAGAAAGAACGGTAAATACTTTGTAGTGCCTATCTTTGCAGACCTTCCAGAGTACATTTTAAGGGAAGATAAAGGCTATAAACCTACTTTTACAATTGCACCAGACCATCATGATGGCTTATATAGTATGGAGAAGCTATTCTTAGAGCATTACACAGACCCTACAGAGTTCTCTTTTGTACAAGATGTATTTGAAGGGGACATTGAACACTGGGAAGCTGTTAAAACCTCTGTGTCTATGGTTAAAAGATATGAATCATGGAAGAAAAAGGCTGAAGCAATGCTTATATCTGATGCTATGATGAAGATTGTGTCTACTGCTTTAGATGAAAATAATAAGAACTCTTTCCAAGCTCTTAAATATCTTGTAGAGAGAGGTGAGAAGCTTGCTAAAAGACCTACTGCAGGTAGACCTAAGAAGGAAAAGAAAGAGGAAGAGGTAAGCTCTAAAGACCTTTTAGCAGATATTGCAAGACTTAGAGGTGAATAATGAGTAAAGATGCTGTAGAAGAAGTACGTAAACTGGCTGAAGCAGACTTAATTACCTTTGTAAGACTTGTTGCACCTTATAATGTGATGGGAACTTGCCACGAAGATCTGTGTAAGTTCATCACTAATCCTGATTTAAAACCTTATAAGCTTGTATTATATCCCCGTGCTCATAGAAAGAGCTTTTATGCTGCTTGTGAAGCTGCACACGAGATTGTAAAGAATCCTGCTATATCTATTGTGTACTTGTCTGCTACATCAGACCTAGCAGAAGCACAGTTAAGAGCTATTAAAGGTATATTAGATAGTCCTATTGTAAGAAGATACTGGCCAGAACTTATTAATGCTGATGAAGGTAAGAGAGAGAAGTGGACTACTACAGAAATCTGTGTTGATGACCCTAGACGTAAGGCAGAAGGTACTCGTGATAGCACTGTAAAGGCTGGTGGATTGACTACTAACATCACTGGTGCACACTGTGACTTAATTATTCTAGATGATATTGTAGTGCCTAAGAACAATACTGAAGAAGGACGTAGACAGGTAATGGCACAGTACTCTCAACTACAGTCTATTCTTAATCCTGGTGGTAAGATACTAGCAGTTGGTACTAGATACCATCCAAAAGATATCTATAGTACTATGCAAGAGACTATGGAAGAGATATATGATGATAATGGTGAACTGATTGGTAGAGAGCCTCAATGGGATATATTGCAAAAGTCTGTAGAAGAGAATGGAGAGTTCTTGTGGAATAGACAGAAGAGGAAAGATGGAAAGTACTATGGCTTTGATCACAAAGAATTAGCTCGTATTAAGGCTGGGTATGTAGATAAGTCACAGTTCTATGCACAGTACTACAATGACCCTAACGATGAGGGCTCTGCACAGATTACACAAGATATGTTTGAGTACTATAATAGAGAGCACGTGTATACTAAAGCAGGCGTGTATTATATTAAAGATAGACCCCTGAATGTATATGCTGCGATAGACTTTGCATTTTCATTAGGACAGTATGCAGATAGTACTGCAATAGTTGTAGTAGGTGTAGATAGTGATAATAATAGATACGTGCTAGATATCGATAGATTTAAGACAGGGCGTATACAGGACTACTACAGCCATATCTTAGCTTTGCACGATAAGTACAATCTTAAGAAGCTTAGAGCAGAGGTAACAGTAGCGCAACAAGTGATTGTAACAGCTCTTAAGGATAAGCTTGCAGAGAACTCTACACGTCTTGTAATAGAAGACTACAGACCTCAAACAAAGAAGGAAGAGCGTGTAGCTGCTGTGTTACGTCCATTGTATGAGGACCATAAAATCTTTCACTATCGTGGTGGTAACTGTGAAATACTTGAAGAAGAACTTAAGCAGCTTAAACCAGCACACGATGACGTTAAGAATGCTCTTGCAGATGCTATCAGTATTGCTGTGGCGCCTAAGCAGAGAAACTATCATAAGTTTAAAGAAGTAAAAGTAATGTCTAGATTTGGAGGAGTTTAATGCCTAGAACATTTGAAATACATGAACTACAACAGCCCGATAGTCTTGCAACAGCTATCGCAAATAAATTTGTAGGTTGGGATAACGCTAGAGTAAGATGGTACAGTAATGCAAGAGAAACTCTTGAGAACTTATATGCCACTAGTACTAGAGATATCTATAATCAGTCAAAGGAGTTTGATAACAGCACACATATTCCTAAGCTTACACAGATACGTGATATGCTTATTACTTACTACTTAGATGCTATGTTCTCCTTGCCAGACTATGTAGAGTGGGAACCATACGACTACGAGTCTACTGATATTATGACAAGAACTACCTTAAAGGCTATTGCCAAACAGATGGTAGAAGATAGTAACTTCCAACCTACAATCAGAGAATTGGTAGAAGACTATGTTGACTTTGGCAATGCCTTTGCAACTGTGGTAAATGTTAAAGAAGTCTTACATAGTGATAACAACACATTCTCTATTGTGTATGAAGGACCTAAAGCAGTACGTATTAATCCTATGGACGTGTACTTCGATCCTATGGCTATAAGCTTTGACAAGTCTCCTAAAGTAATCAGAACTATTAAGACACTTGGAGAGCTTGTTGCAGAAGCAGAAGAAATGCCAGAGGAAGCAGAAGCGTATAAGAAAGCTCTTGCAAATGCTTTAGATAAACGTTCACAGATTCATAATACTATCGGTGCAAATGCATCAGACTCTATCAAAGATGATATCTGCAATATCGCAGGTCTGGGTAGCTGGTCAAATTACTACAATAGTGATACAGTAGAACTATTAACATTCTATGGAGACTTATACGATATTGAAGCTAACAAGCTTTATAAGAACCATAGAATAGTTATAATGGATAGATGCAGTGTTCTTCTTAAAGAACCTATTAAGAACTATGGATTCTATAGTAATATCTTCAAGGCTGGTTGGAGAGACCGTAAAGATAACTTATGGAGTATGTCACCATTAGATAATATTAAAGGCATGCAGTTTCTTGTAGACTTCTTAGAGAACAAAAGAGCTGACATCTTTAACTACATAAGTAATCCTATGTGGATGACTAAAGGTGATGTGGAGATGCCTGAGTACTTGTATCCTGGCTGCCATATTGCTGTAGATACTGATGGAGACTTCAGAACAATTACTCCAGATGCAACAGCTCTTCAAGCAGACACTTATGTAGATAGATATATTACTCTTATGGAAGAAATGGCAGGTACTCCTAGAGAAGCTATGGGCTTCAGAAGTCCTGGTGAAAAGACTGCATTTGAAGTATCACAGCTTAACACAGCTTCTTCAAGACTGTTCAATGAGAAGACACGCAAGTTTGAAATGGAAATGCTAGAGCCTTTGATTACGCTTATGCTTAGACTTTACATGAGTGATATGACAAGAACTGTTAAAGTACGTAGACAGGACGATTCAGGCGCTGTGTTCTTCCAAGATGTAGAGCTATCACAGTTAAATGCACAAGGCAGATTCAAAGCTGTTGGCTCTAACTCTTACACAGAGAAAGCAAGAATGGCACAGTCTTTGATGCAGATTTATAACAGCGCTATTCCTAGTGACCCGCTTGTGTTTAACTACTTCGAGCCTGCAACGATTGCTAAGATGCTTGCATATACTACTGGCTTAGATTCTTTCAAAGGCATTATCAAAGAGAATGCACGTATCAGTGAAGAGCTTGATGTAATGCAGACAAGAGAAGTTGCACAGCAACAGTTAGAAGAAACTAAAGTACAAGGTATTAAAGATGCACAACAAAATCCTATGTAAGATTAAAGAGTCTGAGCGAGCTAAGATGCAAGAGCTTATAGAAGTATCGCAACCCCTTTTAAAGCTCATACAACAGTGCTGTGAAGACGATTTAAAGAAACTTAAGATAATTAGTGACAATGACTTTGACAACCCTTCCTGGCCCTTAAAAAGGGCCTATAAGGATGGTGTAATAAAAGGCTTGACAAAGCTGTCAGAATATGTTATAATAGACTCGTAAATTAAAATATCTTAGGAGAATTGTTAATGGCTGATGAAGCGACTACTTCAAATGCTGTTACAGGAAATATTGACAACCCTGTAGCGACTACTACTTATGTTGTTGGAGAGCATTCTGCTTATAACTCTGTTGAAGAACTTCACAAAGGTGCTATACAGAAAGAGAATTATATCCAAGTATTAAAGAAAGAACTGGCTGAAGCTAAAGCAGTCATCGAAGAACTTTCAAAGAATGGAACCATTGTAGAAAAACTTAAACAGATTAGGGAGAATAAAATGGACACGGAGAATACTAACACTCCAATGTTACCAGAAGATGCTATTAAACAGATAGCTCTCAAGGCTATGCAAGAAGCTAAACAAGTAAATGAAGCTGAGAGCAACCTCGCAAATTGTAAACAAGCCGTTGCCAGCATCTCTACTGATGTAGAACTTGTATTAACTAATAAAGCTAAAGAACTTGGCTGTAGTGTAGAATATCTTGAAGGTATTGCAAAGACCAGTCCTAAAGCTTTTAAAAGCACGTTTGGAATTAAAGAAGCAGTGTCCTTCGACTCTGTAAATTTCTTGCAAGGTTCTAGACAAGCTACAACTGAAACTGCTAGTGCAGAAGCTGATGCTTTCTTCAAGAACAAAGATGCACATAGAAGTCCTTCTAAAGTTGCAGAGTTTATGAAGAAGGCTATGCAGAATCCTGACATACTAGCAAATGTAAAATGGTAATTTAAGGAGAATATAAATGGCTGAATTAAACAGCATTAATACTCGCAATCAACAGGCTGCTGTCCGTGCGACAATTTATTCTGGTATGCTTCGTGAGCAGTTGGAGCCTGAATTGATTGCAATGAACTATGTAGATGTTATCACTGATTTCCCGGATGGCGACAAATGGCAAGACGTAGAAATGGGTAACGCTACTGTTTCTGACTATCACGAAGGCGAAGAAATCGACTACAAAAGTCTTGAAATTGGAACTCGTGATTTCGAAATTAACGAATATGTAAATAGTGGCCATCATGTAACTGCTAAGTTTGCACAAGACTCTTACTTGGCTGCTCAAATCATGGCTAAGATTCCTGGTATCGAAGCTCGTGCTATCATGGCTGACCTCGAAACAAAAATCTTTAAACTGGCTAACAAACAGAAGAACAACGATGTTAACTTGTTGAATGGCATGAGACACCGTTTCGTAGCTGGTACGAAAGAAGAAGGTTATGGTGTTTTGACTCCTGAGGACTTTGCTTATGCCTCTGTTGCTTTGAATAAAGTAAACTATGTTGGTCCGAAAGTAGCTATTATTCCTTCATTCCAGGAATATAAAATTGTATCTAATCCCCGCATTAAAGCTTCTTTGCAGTTCAATCCTAAGTTCGAAGGTATTGTACGTGAAGGTGCTATGACTGGTATGAAATTCTCTTTCAGCATCTATGGGTGGGATGTTTATACGTCTGAATTCTTGCCGACGACTTCTGGTGAAACTGCTTTGACAGACCGTGATGGTAAAGCTACCTTCTCTGCTTTGGACAACTGCGGTGAAGCTATCTTGTTTGCTAACATCGCTGACCGTCGTCCGTTCCGTATGGCTTGGAGACAGATGCCTCACTTCGAAGGTAAATGGAACATGGACAAACAGCGTGAAGAATATGTTACTATCGCTCGTTATGGTTTGGATTTGGGTGATGTAGAGAACCTCGTAGTTATCATGTGTGCTGACACAGACTCTACCATTACCGCTAACTAATTAATTAAGGAGAAAATATAATGGGTGAATATGTAGGAACTTTCGGTGTTACTCGTCAGGTTGGTGCTGGCGAAGGCCGTGATGTTAAATATGATGTATCTGGAAAACCTTCTTTGGGTATGACAAAATTTGTAGAAGTTACTGTAGATGAAAACGGACCGGTTGCTAATGTTGGCACTGGATTCGGTAAAGATGCTGTAGCTATTCCTGCAGGTTCTGTAGTAACTGATGCGTATCTTTTGACGGAAGTTAAAGGCTCTGCTGCTGGTGTTTCTATCAGTCTTGTAAAGAAAGATGGTTCAGATTCTCAAGAACTTTTAGCAGCTGCTACTCCTGCTGGAAATAATGCAGTTAACCAAGCTGAAGGTGCTGTACTCGGAACTCGTTTGGCTGAAGACCGTTACTTCACTTCTGCTGGTACTAAAACTGGCTTGAAAGCTAAACTTGTAGTAGAATACGTATAGTATAAACTGACTGGCAGGGGGTTGGTAACAGCCCCCTCTATGTCTATTTGAAAGGTTACATCATGGCACAAGGTGATATCGAACACAGTGAACTTCCCGATAATTTATTACATGAACCTAAAGGTGCTTCAACAGCTGTAGCAGGAACTGTGTATGTTGCTGATGGTGCTGGCTCAGGTTCTTTCAAAAAACTTCCAACAACTTCTTTAAACATTACTGTCCCTTCAGTACCTGTGATATCTCATACAGGTATTTCAGGAACTTCTTCATTGGATGGTTCAACCCTTTCACAAGCTGCTGATGGCTCTCTAACAGATATTCCATCATTAGTAAACATTCCTCAGACTTTAACCAATAAGATAAATGAGAACGCAGCAGAACTGTTTAGACTTTATAACAATCAGAAACAAATTAATCAACAGGTCTCAACAAGCTTAATGAATTTAGAAAACAAACTTAATGCAGTTATTAACGCTCTTAAAGGTATAGGAGTATTTAAATAATGTCTAAAGTAAATATTAAAAGACTAGATAGTGTTACAAAAAATGATACAACTGCAACAGAGCAGATTAACGATAATTTCAAAGCATTGCAAGCAGCTATTGAAAACACTGTATCCAGAGATGGAACAGTCCCTAATTATATGGATGCAGACCTTGACCTTAACTCTTACAGAATTATAAATGTTGGAGACCCTGTAGGAGAGCGTGATGTAGTAACTCTTAAGTACTTTGAAGAGAAAGCAGGAGGAGCTGTTGAAGCTGCAGCAGAAGCTAAAGCTAATGCGTCAAAGGCTGCATCAAGTGCTCAATCGGCTCTTGTAGCTTCTAACAATGCTATTGGACAGGTAGCTAAAGCTGAAGGTCTGTTGATAGCTGCTGAAGGACAGCTTGAAAATACTAAACAATATGTTGATGCCGCTAAAGCAGATATTAAGAGTGCCGTTGACGAAGCGGAAATGAATATTAGCGATATCGTAACAGACGCCGAGGGTTCAATTACAAATATTGCTGTTGCAGAGGCAAATAAGGCTATTGCAAATGCTGCGCAAGAAGCAACAGATACTGCAACAGCTAATGTGAATAACTATGTAAATAGCACTATTAAGCCTCCTTTGCAGAACTATGTAAATCAGGCGCAGGAAGATGCAAACAGCGCTGCTACAAGTATGAAACAGGCGGCTATAAGTGCAAAGGCGGCAAGTAACTATGCAAGCAATGCAAGTGCTGATGCTGACAATGCTGCGGAGAGTGCGAGACTGGCTGCTAATAGTGCGGCTGCTGCTGCAACTAGCAAAACTAATGCTAAAACATCGGAAACAAATGCTAAAATATGGGCTGAGGGAACAGATGCGCAAGTTCAAGCACTAGGTGGCGTAAAGTCTGCTAAAGGATGGGCGGAGGCTAGTACAAATCTTGACTACACCAACATCACCAACTGCATTACCAAGATACCGCAGGACATTAAGCTGGAGCTAAAAAACGGTACGCTGACGTTGAAGGCTGGTAGCAAGGTTTATGTGCCGAATGGAGCTGGTAAGTTTAAGGTTGTTACGATTTCTAATGACCTTTCTTCTAATTCGTCCTGGACAACAAATAAGGTTATGTTGGCGCTCAATAAAAATTATAATGGGTTTTATTCTTTCGTATTAGAAAACCAATATTCTGGCACAACAGAACCATCTAATCCAAATGCTGGAACTTTTTGGTATGATACGACTAATAACCTAATAAAAAGATATAGTGGAACATATTGGGAAAGTGGTCAAACATTTCCTATTTGTATTGCTAATATGGTTTCTAGAACTGGTTTTTCTTCAATCGACCAGGTATTCTACGGTTTTGGCTATATCGGCTCTACTGCATTTGCTTTGCCTGGAGTTAAGGGACTAATTCCTAATGGCAGAAATACAGACGGTAGTTTGAAGAATACAGAGTTTACTATAGATACTGTTAAAATAAAGACCATGCAAGATGATTGGACGCAAGAACAGGAGCAATTTATTGATGCAAGTGGCTTGTATGGCAGGATGATTGGTGACCATTATTATGATGAAGTGAACAACTATAATAAACGCAATGATGGTGCAATTATGCCTTATTGCAGTTGGGGGTCTGCAACCCTGACCGCTGGTAGAATTTCTAATTTTACTCCCAAAACATCTTTTCATGCCGTAGATTATTACGATTATGCTCGTGAAGTTGATAATACTGTCCACAAAACAGGCAATGAAACAATCTCCGGCCGAAAGACTTTTTCTGGTTCGGGAATTGGCATCGTCAAATCCGGTTCGGCTATTGATATTCAGAACAAGAATGTTGACTTATCGGTTACAGATGGATCTGCTTCAGGAACAACTGAAATTCATTTTATTGATAAGAATGGCATAATTCAGGGGATTGTAGAACATCAAAACAGAACTTCTGGGGATTCTGTCATGATTTTGGCAGCCCGAAACCACGCCAATACAAAGTGGGTAACGCTGGAAGCAGGGTTTAATAAAAATGATACTGCTTTTACACAAGCCCCTACTCCTTCGGGTTCCAGCAAAAGCAGTGATATTGCTACCACAGCTTGGGTCAGACAGTATGGGGCGCAGTTAAATTATTCAGCAGCCATTACAATTTCTGGAACTGGTGAAAAGACAGCATCTGTAAACGGTGTGTTGATTGGTACGCCTATTCATACTAATAGATCAGAACAATTAAAAATTATTATTGGTGATAAAACATTCTTTTTTGCGCCTGGTAACAGCGGCGAAGATAACAATCACATATCACAATGTTATTTACCAATTGCTAAAGATCAGTCTTATAATGTTGTTGAAATTAATAACAATGTTCAATTACTTTTAGTACCCTATGTATAAGGAGTTAGTAAAATGAATGAAGAAATTTATCAAGAAGAAGAAGTTATTGAGCCGATTGACAATCGAGCAGGTGCTGCTGAGGCTTTAGAGGTTGAGCTGTCTGCCGACATCACCATCAGCGATGAACAGCTTGCAAATGGTAATGAGGATAAAAAGCCTGAATATTTTGAAACCTTACTTGAAAGATTAAAAGATTGGGCAAGCGATGGAAAGATTTTGCTCCATTATCATGGATTGTATTTTGTGCAGGTTATTGGTGAAAACACATATTATCTAGCTAATGATGATGGCACAATCTCGAGCTTTGCACCTTATCAGTTTGATGAAAACGCTATTGAAGCAGATGAAGAAATAGTACAAGGCTATGATGGTAAGTATTACTTTGCTAGTCAATGTCCAGAAAAGCCTAAGCCTACAAAAGAAGAACAGCAGAAAGCCCGTCAAGCGGCTTACAAGGCAGAGGTTGACCCATTAATGGCTGAATACAACCGCAAAAAGACTTTCAACTTGTTTGAAGAGAGTGAGGAAGAAGCTTTATTGGCTGAGGTTAATGCTAAGGCTGAGGAAATTAAACAGCGGTTCCCATATCCTGTCGAAGAAACAAATAGTTATGAAAGTGAGGAGGTGATTGAAGATGGCTTGCAAGGGGAAGAAAAAGAAATAGAGGAAAATAAACAGCTGTTACAATGCCCAGACAGTGACAACGAAGTTGTAGAATTGTATAGTATGGAGATATAATATGATAGACATTGATACAGCTTATAAAATTGGTGATAGAATGGCAAGGCCTTGGCAAAGGGCTACTGCAGTTCTTTCACTAACTGTGGCAGGTCTACTTGCATATCTCCTACTATCTAATACAGTTGTTATTGCGGAGATAAATGCAGAAGATATTAAAGCAGCTGTGTTAAATTCAGTAACTAGTCTTGAGGAGAAATAATAAATGGCTAAGTTAAAAGCAAAGTTAACAGTTTCTAAGAGAGGCAAGGGCAAGGTCTATACCAAACTTCGTGTTAACTTAAGAGGTAATAAAGCATAATTATGTTTAGGAATGAGAAGAGCTTTGTAGAAAGTCTGTTGCTAGAGTCTAATAAAGAAACTAGACAGGCTTGTATAAAGTACTTCAATCTTCCGGTATTATTAGAAAGAACTTTAACAGAGTACTTTGTTGAAGACTTAGAAATAAAACAGATTGCAGATAAACACGGTGCTGATGATAGAACTGTAAAGAGATGGAAGAAGGCTGCAATAGAGATTACATCAGAGCATCTTAAACAGAACTTACGTTGTCACTTTAATGTCCCTTCTGTACCACTGACAGATTGACATCAGATATGCTATAATTCCTGTGTAGGTAGCAATAGGGCTGCTTACATTTAATAAAGGAAAAGCATTATGATGATAAAAACACAAGATGGTGAGAAGTCTGTAGCTTCTACAGGTCTTGCCGGAGCTGCATTGGGCTTGGCTATTCCGGGCACTGTAGCTTTAGTAAATCAATTGTCAGGTAATAACGGAGGTCTTTTCGGAGGCCTGTTCAACGGTGGATGCAATAGCTGCAATAATGGCGCTGTGTCTGCTCTTGAATCTGCTTTAGCATATGAAAAGGCTGGACGCTACACTGACCAAACTGGTATAGAAGTTTATAAACAGTTTGCAAAAGAACGTAATGAAACGCAGGCCCAGATTTCGGCTTTGTTCGCTGCCATTGCACAGATGGATAAGACGGTTTCAGTTAATGAGGCTGTCAACAGTGAGAGAATCAACTGCTTGAAGGGTCGTGTAGATAATATTTACGATGTCTTTAAACTGGTTATGCCGAACTCTTCTGTATGCCCTGGTTGGGGTAATGTAACTATTACTCCTGCTGCTGCAACGACTGGGGCTTAAGGAGGACTTCTCCACTGTCCCAGCATATCAACCAGTTATAGAGAAATATGTAGATACTGTGTTAGCCACTGCTCAAAGCTATGGACAACACGCACAGCATCTAGAAGAAGAAAATCAAAAGCTTAAACAAGAACTAGAAAGACTGAGAAATGCTAGTTGATATTAAGCAACAAGAACTGGATGTGGCTGAAGAAAGATTCTTTACTACTATCTTTGGAAGTACTGAAATAGATGCCAAGACACAATGGCTGTTAAAGTTCCTAGACATAGACATTAACAAACAAATACAAAACTTTGAGAACATTATTAAGCCTTTAATGCTGGAGAATGGTCTGATAGATACTAATCTTGTAAAGTCTTTGTATCCAGCTGTGTCCAACTTTCTACCAGAAAGTAATTTTAGACTTGTTGATATTGTCGACAGCTTGTCTCTAATTCTGAAAGGGGTAAGAAGATGAAACAGTTAAAGGATAGAGTATGTGCAGGGATTGAGATGGTTCTCGATAAATCTGAAAAGATTGGCAGAGAGAAGAAAGACTGGACTATCGATGAGCTTTATAAGATGACGGACATTGTAAAAGATTGTGCTGAGTCTTTAAAAGACTTATCGAAGATGTATTATTATCTATCTGAACATTCTGACGAGAGGTACTAGTATCAGAGTTTTGTATACTTATATAGGAATACACAGGTATGCAAAACATTATTACAGGTATCTCTACGACAGCAGATACAGTACATCAAATGAATAACACAGGGATGACAGAACACGTAGAAATTGCAACAGTTGTGTTAGTGGGTGTCATCTCTTTTCTTGTATCTATATTCAAGATTTATAAAGGAATAGATAAAAGGATTGATGAAAGAATTGATGCACGTATTAAACCATCTTTAGAAGTTCTTCAAGAAACAGTTACAGTTGTAAAGAGCCTTGAGCATACTGTAGCAGAAATGAACGCAACTCTAAATATACTTAAGGAGATATTGCTAATGACTAAAGGAGGTACAAAGTAATGGCTATTATATATTCTTTTATAGGCGCACTATTAAGACTTTGGTATGGTTATGATAACTTTGATAATAAGTGGTTGAATAGCAGAGCAGTACAGACAATACCGATGATACTGGTACTATTTACAATCTTTTGTAGAGATTACACAGACTGGTTCAGTGTATTATATGCGCTCTGTGTAAGCTGTTGGATACAGTTTCAGTACTGGTCAAGAGGTCATGGGCCTGCCATAGATACTGGTAAAGTGCCTGCATCAGAGAAAGATATAAGCAGATACATGGATAGATGGTACGGTAAAGTCTGTGATAAGCTTCTTCCAAATGACAAGTATGGATTCTTATATGATAACCTTTGGCTAGGTCTTAGATATGGCTGTCCAATGCTCGTTGTATCTTTACTTGAATGGAACATTGGATTCTTCTTCATAGGTCTATCGATACCATTCATATATACTTTTGCAAATAAACTAGAAGAGACTATGCCATACATATTTAATGACCCTACATGGTACTGGAGAAGAGGCTGGTGCCTAGCAGAGATGCTGTCTGGAGCAGTTACCTATGGAGGCTGTTATCTCTTGACAAATCACTAAAAGTATGTTATAATTAATTCTGTTAAAAGGATGGAACAAATGAAACAAAACTTATTAGAAATGGTGCAAAGAATCTTGGAAGCTATCGATGGACAGATGGTAGAATCTATCGAAGATACCAGAGAAGCTATGCAAGTTGCACGCTGTGTTAAAGAAAGCTATGAACATCTCTTGTATACTCGTGACATTAAAGCTAAAGCAAACCTTGTGCAAATGCATTCACTGTCCGATACAAAGCAGCCAACAGTCTTTAGAATTAATGACAACATCGAACAGATAACAATGTTCAAGTACTATGATAAAGAGAATGAAAGATACGTTGACTTGACTTGGATGGAACCTGAACAGTTTGTTAGTATGTGTCTTGATAGAAATCCTACAAAGGACAATGTACAGAATGTTACAGAGCCCAATTCAGGTATCAGATATAATGTATACAACGATAGATGTCCTCAGTATTTCACAAGCTTTAATGATAAAGAGTTCGTATGTGATGCTTTCAATAGCAAAGATAGTCATACTTTAATGGAACAATATACAGTTGTTTATGGCTATGTACAGCCTGAGTTCAGACTTGAAGATGAATTTGTACCGGACCTTGCTCCACAACATTTCGGACTACTGTTATCGACTGCTAAAGTACAAGCGACTTATGAACTTAACAAGACTTTAGATGAACTTGAACATGACAGATTAATGAAGCAAAGAGTTACTGCTGATAAACATGCACAGAGAGTTAGAGGACAGGACGGTACGACATGGAAGAATCGAAAGAGATACGGAAGGATTTTATAATAGTCCGAGATGGTAAGAATTGGAAAGTGCGTAGTGGTAACATTTATATCGGTGGTACTTTCACAATGCTGGAAAAAGCTAGAGCATGGATTGATGCAGAAGTAATTAGAAGAGAACGTAAAGAATATAATTCAGAGCTCTACAGAATAAGAAAGATAAAAGATTTAGATAAACGTACAAAGGAATATAAAAAGCTATGTCAGACTCGGCAATCTTCGTAGCTCCTTTTGTAGGAGGATTAAATACTGAACAAAGCTCTGTTGTAGACTTGCCTACTTACACAGCTGATGAATTAAACTGCTCTATCTATTCTGAAGGTATCAGAGGTAGACGCTTAGGCATGTCTATTGAAAGAGATGGACAGTATTATCAGCTTGAAAAAGAAGGTTCAACATATTCTGGATACTTCTGGAAGAACGTTGGAAAGACTCCTACGGACTTTGTTGTGTACCAAGTAGACAGCATATTACATTTCTACAAGGCTAATATCAAACCTTACAGCCAGAATAAAATAGAACAGACAGTAGATATTTCAAAGTATATAACAGATGAAAATAACTTCCATAGCTTTCCTGTAAACTATGCAGTAGGTGATGGTAAACTGATGGTTGTGTCTAAGTACATGAAGCCTGTGTTAATTACTTACGACTTTGAAAAGGAAACGTTTGTAGCTGAAGAAATAACAATTAAGTATAGAGACTTTGAAGGAGTTGAAGATGGGCTTAAAATAGATGAACAGCCTTCTGAGCTCTCAAACGAACACAGATATAATCTGCTTAACCAGGGCTGGCAGGTAAATGACATTGACCAGTTCTTTAAAGACAAGAGTAGATATCCTGCAAACAACCTACAATGGTTCATAGGTAAGTCTGAATCAGGCGAATACAATACTGAGAAACTTTTACAGAATTACTTCGGTAATACACCAGCTCCTAAAGGACATTTTATATTAGACTACTTCGATAGAAACAGGTCAACAGTCTCTGGTATCTTTACAGGTACAGCACGCAATGCTGTATACAGCTATCACAGTGGTTGGGTATCTGGTAGAAGTCTTTACTATAATCCTTGTTATAGTTTCTCTGTTGTGTTCCCCTCTTCTGAAGGAACTTCTACAGCTTGTGAAGTTAAGTTTACAGAGATACAGAGAAAGGTGGCAAAGAAAGCTTGGGGCACTTATAGAAACTATATTAAGTTTACTATTTACGGCCTTAATAACAATGATGAATGGGTTTCTGTACATTCTGATAAAGAGTTCTTTGAAGGTCCTAAATCATACCTTATGAATTTCACAAATGCAACTAAATATAAACAGTACAAGCTTGTTGTAGCCTTTGATCCAGGCACTACATGGTGGGAAGCATACCCTGGTGGAGTAACTTTTACAGCTAGTCTTCCTATTGCTGAAGATGGTAATCCTTTTCCTTATACAGGTAGCTTAGACAGAGTTGCTGATGTAGCTTATATGGCTGGTAAATACTTTTATCTAGCTGGAGATACTGTGCTATTCTCACAGACTGTTACAGAAAATAACAAAGGCTATGATAAGTGTTATCAAGATGCTGACCCTACTTCTGAAAGCATATCAGATGTTGTAAGCACTGATGGTGGCTATGTTAAGTTCCAGACAATGGGTGATGGTATGGCTCTTAAGACTTTCAACAGAGGTGTATTAGTATTCGGTCGTGATGTTGTATATGGCTTGCTAAGTCCTGTTGAAGGACGCTTCACGGCTATTGAATACGACACAGTAGAACTTGCTAAAGCAGGTTTAACATCTGCTAAATCTATTGTATCCGTTGCTAACTACATCTATTACTGGAGTCCTTTGGGTATCTTTAGAATCGGTGTTAATATGCAAACAGGTTCTACTATGGTAGCTGAGAACATTACTCAAGGAACTATCCAAAGCTTTTACAATAACATGCCACAGTTTGCAAAAGAACATGCAAAGGCTGCATTCGATTACTGTAACAACCGTATCTACTGGTTCTATCCATTAGACGGTGAAAAGCTTACAAAGCTTAATGGTGTTCTTATGTATGACCTAAACTACAATGCTTTCTGTCCTTTCAAACTGGCTGATGGCGGCGCTGTAGTAGCCTTGTTTGAGACAGTTAATAGTGCTGAAGTAGCTCCTACAATGTATTTAAGAGCTGATGGAAAACGTGTAATAGCTGGTGGACAGTACGTAACAGCCAGAGAGCAGACTAATAAGTATAACAGATTTGTAGCAGTACAGCATTGTATTGTAACAGATGATAACAAGATTTCTTTAGGTGACTTCAACAGCAGAGAATTTATTGACTGGGATAGTAACGGCTACGATAGCTATCTGGTGTCTCGTCCAATTATGATAGAAGGTCTTAGCGGATACGGTTCAACTGTTAGCGGAACTTATAGGAATAAACAAGTGCCAATTTTACAGACACTCTTTGAAAGAACTGAAGAAGAAATAACAAAGATTAAGAATAAGTACATCGCACAGTCTGGTGCTTATATAAGACTTAGATGGGGCTGGTCTCTGGACCAACATAGTAATAGATGGGACCTTATACAGAATGCCTATAGACCTCAGAAAGATTTTATGCATGACCAGTATGTGGAATCTAGAATACATGTTAGAGGCAGAGGTAAGGCTTATCAAATAGAAATTAGAAATGATGAGAATAAAGACTTTAGATTAGTCGGTCTTAATACATTAGTGAGGACAGCATAATGGGATGGTTAAGTGTAAATAATAACTATAAGTACAGAGCTGAAGGAGCTATTAGAGAAGCTGAAGAACTTGTTGAGATACAGCAGGAGAGAGACTTTGGACAGAATCTGTTAGCTAATATAAGACAGTACAGAATTGCTAAGGAGCAGTTAGAAGCTTATGGAGACACAGACGATATTACTTCTTCTACTTCCGCAGGTGTTACTGCAAACGTTAAAAGTACTTTAGCAGGTGAAGTAGGATACGCATATGAGACTTCTAACAGAGCTGAGCAGATACAACAGTTACAGACCTTTGCACAACAACAACTAAGTAAATATAAACAGCAAGTTAAAAGAGCTTCTAGAAATGCTGATATTCTTTCTTATGGTACTAAAATCGCTGGTGCTGCTATAGGAGGAATAGTAGGAGGCCCTGCTGGTGCTATGGCAGGATGGCAGATAGGCGGTATGTTCGCGGCTCCTACTACATTTATATTAGGTGGTGACTCTGTAGCTATGAGAAAGAACATAGGTGTATCTGTAATGTCTGCTGCAAGCTATGGTGCAAGTTCTTATTTGAGTGCTCCTACAGAATCTAGAGGAGGAGCTATTGAAGCAGGTGGTAGTAGCTCTTCTTTTGCTTATGAAAGCGGTGGAGTATCTGGTTCATATTCTTATACTTCTGGCGGTAAAACTATTTCATCTGGTACTTGGAGATAACTATGACAGACTTAATAAACTTTAATAAACCTGCACAAAGAATTAACTTTAATAAAATCAATGATGGCTACTCACAGTCTCAGAAAGAACGTGAATATGAACTGCAAGCAAGAGCTGGTAAAGAACTCTCCAATAACTTTAGAGGAGTCCGTGAGCAGGCTGCTATGCAGTTGCAAGAGCGCGAAGAAGAGAACTTGTACAGCTCTGCAGAGAAGTCTTTGAAGATTGGTGCTGATGTAGAAAGAGTAACAGAGATGGTGCAGAACTATAAAAGCATGTACAATCCTGATACATCTCTTGAGAAAGAATCTGCAGATAACCAGACAATAGACAGCTACAATAACAATCCTGAGACAGCTATCAACAGTGCTATTGATGGTGAAGATATTGCTGATAACTTGACTAAGCTGGAGATATACACAAGTACTTTAGGTTCTCTTAAAGAGTACTCTAACAGCTTCAGCAAATGGAAGAACTTTGCAAGTCAAGTAGAAGCTTTTGTAAATCCTCAGGTAACTCGTAACTTACATATTAAAACTGTATTCCCTACAGGCTTTACAGAGGGTTCTGGTCTTACTTCTGAAGGTATTGCAAAATCTTTACAAGATACTTTCAGTAGAAACATGGACAGTATGTCAGCAGATGAATATGCACAATGGTGCAACAGTGTAATCGACTTCGTTATTGATAAGAACACAGACCCTCTACTGGTACGTGAAGCTGTAGAGCTTTTAGAGGAAGGTGCAAATCCTTGGTATGACCGTCTACTGTTTGCAGAAGTAGCTGGTGGAACTGTTGCTGCTGTTAAGAAGACTGTTAAAACTGCACAAGCTGTAGGAGACTTGCACAAGATTGATAAGATGGTTGCAGAAACTCTTAAGAAGAAAGACACAGCTGAGCTAGCTAGAGAGTTCCTTACACCGTCTGCTGCTAAACCTGTAAGTTCTGCTATGCCAGCTAATGATGCACGTGTATCAGCTCAGTTACAGATGCTGACAGGTGATAAAGAAGCTATGGATACAGTCGCTGCATTGGCTAATAGAGGTGTTACAGACCCTACTGAATTAGAGATTATTCGTAAGACAGTACAAGTAAAGAATAAACAAATATACGGAGAAAGTGCTGATAGAGTAATTGATATAGATGTGTTCGAAGGCGATGATGGAGCTGTTAAAGCATCTGTGTTATTTGGTAGCAAGACTGGTAAAGGTATGAACAGTACTACTGCAAGGAACTTAGCGAACCGTTTAGGACTTGCAGAAGACCAGTATAAGATTGTTAAAAGAGATGGTACAGGATACTATGTACAAGTTACTCAAGATGCTGATGCAAGAAAGGTATGGTCTTCTGAAGACGTAGATATGGGTATTAAAGAATGGAGCTATACAGGTAAACTTGAAGGAGCTATCAATCACATTATTAGAAACTATGCAGGTGTACTTAAAGTAGCTGATAAAGCTCATGCTAAAGACCTTATTGCAGACCGTATACAGCACGCTATACAGGTTACTTTTAAGAAAGATTACAAAGGCGCTTTCAACAAACTTAAAAAATCTGATAAGCATCTATTAAATAGAATCTATAAAGAAGGCAATAAGGACAGAGGCAAGTGGTTTACGTTATCAGAGCTTGAAGAGTTCGGTGCTAATGAGAATGTAATCAATGCTTATAAAAAGTTCAAGACAATGTCTGATATAGAGTACTTAGCAAGTAATGATGCAGTCAGAAGAGAGCTTATGCGTAGAGGATATAAATCCTATAATGGTCTGTTAGGTATCAAAGAGAAATTTGCTAAAGTATCTACAGATGATACGGCTATTGTTAAAGACTTAGAAGGCAACTTAATAGACTTGAAAGCTGTTAAAGAAGAAGACGGTGTTCTTGTAAGATTACACAAGAGAGCTGTTAACGAAGAAGGACTTGAATGTTCTCATGTATGGCTGACTAATAAAGAACTTAAAGAAGAAGCACTGCCACAGTTTGTTACAAAATATGCACCAGGCGGAAGAAGACAGTATACAAAAGGCAACATGTTTGTACGTATTGGTGCAAGCTATTGGAATCCTACAACTGGTACAAAGCTTAATGGATACTCTCGTGTACTTATGGCAGGTACTGATGCCAAAGCTCTTAAAGCTTATGCAGCTGAAGTAAATACTCTTAGAGAGATTGCAAAAGCTTCACAAGGAATGGGCGAAAATGCTTCTATCTATGTTGGCGAAGCACTTGCAAAAGCTAACTTCAAACACTTTAAAGTAGACAGTTACGAAGAATTTGCAAAGCTTATTAAGTCCAAAGAGAATCCTAAAGGCATTATTGACCCAGACTTTGAAGCTATCGTATGTGGTGACGGTGAGAAGTATATGTACAATAACGGTCTCAAGACCATGGCAGATGACTTCAATACTTCTGATGAAGCTATGCAAGAACTTCTAGATATGAGAGAAAGCATGTACTATACTCGTGGCAATACTCTCGATGATATCAATGGTGGAGAAGCTCGTATCGTAGATATAGATAGAATATTTGATAGAACTATTAACAAAGCTGCTCACAGTCTTGCAAAGTCTGACTTAATTCACTGGTATGGTTCTGAGTTCAGAAAGAAGTTTGCTGGTGTACTTGAGAATACACAGGTGTTAGATATGTCAGACTACGATATGCTTAACAAAGCTATTCTAAGACCTAAGACAACTATGAGTGCTAAAGAAAGACAGTTGCACAGAGCTGCAGAGAACTTCTTAAGACACTCTAGACGCATTATGAATGCTAGAACAGACTGGGATAGAAGACTTGAACGTGTAATGAAAACAACTGCAGAAGCTTTTGATGTGGTGTTGCCAAGCTCTATGAAGCGTGGTGCAATCTATGAACATATCGCTACTGCAGACCCTGCTAAGTTCTTAAGAAGTGTTGACTTCAACTTTGTAATGGGACAGTTCAACCCTGCACAGTTCTTTAAACAAGGTCTTGGTGTTGCTACTGTAGTCGGTGCACATCCTATTGTAGGTAATCAAGCAATCATTATGTATCCTTTCATAAGACTTGCACGTGCTGCTAGAGGTAATGCTAAGTGGTACAACAGATACGCAGGAATCATTAAGAAGATTGGTGGACTATCTGATGAAGACTTCAACGGTCTTATGAAGTACATGGACAGATATGGTACAGACATCTCTGCAGGACGTTTAGTAGGTACTGACTCAGACTATAAAGATGCTCTTACTAGAGATGGTACATGGTTTGAAAAAGCTTGGGACAGTCAGTATATCTTTATGAATGAAGGTAATGCACTGAACTATTATGTGGCAGATATCACAGCATGGCTAACAAAACATAAGGAAGGTATTGAAGCAGTTGTACAGCACTCTGATGACCTGTTCTTAAACATGACTCGTGCTTCTCAAAGTGCTTTCCAAACAGGACAGGTACTACCTACAACAGCCTTTGCGCAGTGGATGACATATCCTTCTAGAATGATGGAAGCTATGCTAGCACAAAGGGCTGGTATAGCCACTGCACAGTTCGCTATGTGGGGCTTTGGTGGTACTCTGTTGTCAGAGTCTATGGAAATGAATATGTACCAAGGCTTAAGAAAGTATGTAAGTGCTGATGTAGCAGATGTAATGACTAGTGGTGTCTTTAAACATATTGCAAAAGAGCATGGAATACTGTTTGATGAAAGTCTTGGATATGGAGAAATGATTAAGAACTTTGGAGGTCTCTATAAAGTATCTGAAGGTAAGCTTGAAATGCCTGATATACCTATTGCAAGAGACATTCCTAAACTTGTAGCAGCTTTTTCAGCTTTCAAAAGACTTATAGGCGATGTTGCTACCGGCGATATAGACTTCTATAGATATATGAAAGAATTGTCACAGACTCCTAACCTTGCCAATGCTCCTAGAAACCTTAGCAAAGCTGTAACAGCATGGAGATATGGAAAGTTCTATGACAATAAAGGCAAAGAGCTGAACAAAGAACAGGCAACAGAGCTTCAAGTAATAGCACAGGCACTTGGTTTTGGCCCTTACAATGCTGATTTAAATAGACAGATGTATGTAGCAATGCTAGAACCTGAGAAAGTTCTTGAAGAGAAACTTGAAGAAGCTAAAGAAGTTATTGATAGAATTAATCATTATGTGCTAGATGAACCAGGTGGTAAAGAACAACTTAAAAGACTTTGGAAAGAATATGAGATACGTGTATTAGGAACTGTTAATGAACTACAAGAAGTATATCCTGATACAGACCTGTCTCGTAGATACTCAAGAGCTATTAATAATATGTTCACAAGACCTGCAACAAGAACTAATGTTACTCAAGAGACTGAAGAAAGAGCTAGAGAAGTTCTTGGAGATGTATTTGTAGATAGAATTTTAGAACAAATAGGAGAAAAATAATGCAATTTCAAAGTACCACTCAAGGCTCTTATAGAGCTCCTACAATCAACTATAGCATGAAAGCAGTGCAGCCAGTAAGACCTATCGAGATGCCCAATGTAAAGCTTCCTGAGGTCGATTTAAAAGGCATCGCAGACTCTTTCTCAGATGCTTATAGAGAATTTAACAAGCAGCAAGCTATAAAAGCTGAAGAAAAGAGACAGAAAGGTCTTAATGACTTAGCTACTAAAAGCTTGGAAATTGTAGAGAGACAGAGGCAGGGTGTTATCAAAGCTTCTCAAGCTGATACAGAGATGAGAGCACTTCGTATGCAAGCACTTCAACAGGGCTACTCTACAGAGGATGTGCATAAGGTCTTCTCTAACTACAGTATGGGTATTGAAAGCATGGAAGAAGCAAGGCAGAAGAAGATTATGGAGAATGACCAAGACTTTATGAATAATGAAGTTAACAAAGCCCGTAATACTTATAGAAGTCTTTCAACTAAATCTACCACAGAGATTACTAGTATCTTAAAAGACATGTCAAGTTCTCAGCAAAGGGCTATGGAAGACTTAAAACAGTTATCTATGTTAGACCCTAATAGCACTGACTATGTTATGTTACAGGATAGAATTGTTGATGAATATTCTACAAATGCTTATTACAATATGGCGTTAGAACTTAGTGATGCTCTCACACAGACTGGTGAAATCTCTCCAGAGAGTGTTCAAAACTTAAAGAACCAAGCTATTAAAGTAGGTGTACAGAAGTATGGTATGAGTACTGACATGGCTTCTTTAGCTGCTGATAGAGCTATCGATTCCTTAGGTATCTCTGGTAACTTGAATGCACAGAAAGAGTTCTGGGAACAATCAACAGAGCAGAAGAAAGCTGTCACAGATTATATCATTGCTAATGCTAAAGGAAAGCTTATGTCTGTTGCAGGTGTTCCTGAAATGCTGGCAATAGATGGGGGTAGGGCTTTAGGAGAAGCTGTATCGGTACAGAGTAGAGAGACTATTACAGCTATTGCAAAGGCTATCAGTTCAGACAATAAAAAGGTTGAAGCAAACGGTCGTATCACTTATGCAGCCTCTGATTTAATCGATGCAAGATCTTTACCTGACATTGTAAGAGGTGTTATCAATATGAACAATTCGCCTATTTACAGTCCTTATCAACGTGGAAGAATGATGTCGGTAGCTAATGAAGCTGTAGTAAAAAATAACACACCGTCTCCTTCAGATACTCCTGAAGAGTTAAAAATTAAGGGAGAGAACATAGACAACTATTTAAATCTTGTCAATAGTAATGTACAAGAACAGGAAATTAATAAGATACAGAATCCTGATGATAGAGAGTTTATGATGGGAGTTTTGAAAAGAACTAAAGCAGCTGCTATCAACTCTAAACTCATGCAACCTAATGTACTTGGTTCAGACATTAACTACCTTAACAACAGTGGTATAGCCGATAAGATTAGAATATCTAAAGACGGTACTGTAGTATTCGCTAAAGGTTCTAGCGGTATTTATAGGGATTTTAATGCTGGTAAATATGCTGAAGTACGCGATAAGATTAATGAAAAGCTTATGAGAATTGAAGACCCTGAAGTACGTAAAGAGACTGCTATGCAACAATTCCCAGCTGCTACAGATCTTGGTATAGACGAAGACGAAGATGATATGAAACTTATCAGAAAAGTTGAAGATACTCAAAGTCTTTCTGAAATCTGGCAACAGTTTAAAAAGAACGTACTAGGTATGGAAGAGCGTGAACAAGGTAGTACAGATTCTGTAAGTCCTCTTGAAGAGGCTATCAACAGACTCGAAGAGTCTATATCAAGAGTGGAAATGTCTGGAGCTAAAACTGAACCTGGTAAATTAGATAGAGATAGAGAACTTATTAATAAAGCAAGAGCTCTTATGGAGAATGAAGCAGATGTAATAGACCTACCTCCAGAAGGTAGAAACCCTTTAAATGATTATATTGATATACCTTCTAAAGGTTCTGCAAAGATTACTATAGAAGATTTACCTGGTGTTAAAAATAGACTTTTACAGGAACGTAAACAACTTGAAGAAGCCTATAAAGCTATAGAGTATGAAGAAAGCCGAGGAGGTCAATATAGAGGGGATGAAAAAGCTAAGATACTTAAACGTATTCAACAGATTAACACACAATTAGGAGAAGAGTAATGACAAAAGTAATAGACTTTATGAAGAAATATAAGAAGCTGTTAACAGTAACCACAGCAATCTTAACGCTCACTGGTGTAGCTTTTATATACCCTGAACATACTGAGACAGTTGCTAAAGCTTTCTTAGTTATCATAGGAATACTGTAATGAAAGCCTATATAGCTCTTGCTGTGTCTTTAATAGCTCTTGGTATAGTCTTTAAAGATAATCTAGATAAGAGAAAAGAAATAAGTGAACTTAAAGATTCTATTACAGCTTATAATAAAGCGCAGGAGAAATCTGTTAAGACTATCACTAAAGTAAGAGAGGTGATTAAGAATGTACAAGAACCTTGTGACTGCTATAACCAGCATATTCCTAATGATATTATTAAGCTGTTGCAGTAGTACTACTAAGCTTAGAGAAGACTGTATAAAGACTGTAGCAACTTATGGAGATGCAGTTGAATGTATGATTAAACTTAATAATATGCAATAAGAATAATAAAAGACTGATACAAGACAAGTACGAATACCTAGTACAAGATTGTATCAGTCTTTTATAGTATGTATAATATACCTTTACCGGCCCCCTTCCTTAGTCAGGATTATACCACGTTTTTCAGATTTGTCAAGTACTTTTTTACGTTCTTTTAAAATTTCTTGAGTATCTACAGGGTCAAATATAGGTACTTCAATAACTCTCATAGTTCCGTAAGGTTCTTTACATATATCTTTTAACTGTGGTTGGAAGATTTCTTTATTGATACGTTGATGAGTTTTCTTGTGTAGTACACAGAGATTAGAGAAGCTGTTTACATTTGCATATTCTGTGCCAGATAGAGGAAGGATGTGGTGTATATCTAAGTCTTCTGGAAGATGTCCTTTGTTCTTTGCAAGTTTTAATTCATGAATAGATAAGACTTCATCAAGATGTCCTTGGTATGCACACCACTTTACAAAAGCTACTTTAACTTTTCTTTTAAAGAATCTTCTGTTTTCTTTCACTGTTGCAGGTTCTACCTTAGTGTAAACAGTCTTTCTCATATACATCTCATTATCCTCTCATCAATGCTGCTAGCTGTGTAGCTCTAGAGCCTACTTGAGTAGCCCATAAAGAGTTCAGCATCTCGTTAGCAGCAGTCTCATAATCACCCTTAGAGAAGGCTGTAAGCATCTTCTTAAACTTTGATAGGTTGTTGTAGCCTAAGTTAAACATCATGTCTGTAAGGGCGTAAAAACGCTGTTCAATAACATCATCATAGTTCACTTTGTATTCCTTAAGAAGTCTTACAACATCGTTCATAGCCTGCGAAAAGTCTCTCTCAAACATCATATCAGCTTCTGACTTACTGATACCAACATCTTCAAGATTCCTTCCATAGCCTATTGTAAGTTTATTAGCAGAACATCTATAAGGCCTGAGACGTAAACCTTCAAAGTTCTTTGTCATCTGTTTGTACTTCTGTTGCATCTTGCATTCTCCAGTAATATCTGCATTCTTTATCTGGTTCGTAGAAGTCTGCAGTAGTCTGCCACATATCTGGTGTAGCCATGTAACGATAGCAGCTATTAGACTTTGGACAGTATCTACCATTTGCACACATACATATATCTGGCATGGTTAAAGTCCTTGCTTATCAGCTCTATCATCAGCGTACTTCTGTGCACATTCAGAGCCACAAGCAGCATACCCAGCTATATCAAGCCAGCTATCATCATGGAGATAGTCTGCAGCAAGTCTTGCTACTTTCATCAACACCATCATAATGGCCACATCATGAGCACCTACATAAATATCTCTAGGATTAAGCTGTGTCTGTCTTAAGTACATTTGCCAGTACTCTGCAATCCTTGCAAAGTTATCTTCAGGACTGCCATAGTGCTCTTGCCTAGCTCCTTCAATGATTTCAATAGCCTTATCTAAGAGTTCTTTTCTTCGCATTGTTGTCTCCTTTCTCCACAAGCATCAAACACGTCATCTAATATGCCCATTACTTCTGCTTGAATCTTGTATAAGTCCTGTAAAGAATACTTACTAAAGTCTATACATGTGTACCCATAAGTATCGTCTTCAGGATTGTAAAAGATTGTTGTAACAGGTTTATCAGAATCATTAGGCAGCATCGTCAGGACCTCCTTCAGGTTCTTTGTAAGGTGTACGTGATAAGAATTCGCTGTATTTTCCTTTATTAAAGTCGCTTGTTCTTCTGAAGTAACCCATACAACGTGTGTATATTTCACAGATACGTCTCTTCGTACCATCTTTAAAGGTTACTTCCATATCTGCGGAGACTTCATCAACATCTTCAACAGGTATTCTATTTAATTCTAATTGATACTTTGCCCACTCACTTAACATTCTTTTGTACTCCTTTATCAAATTGAAACAAACAATTATCACAGCCCTTAGAACGCAGAGCAATGATAGCACCACATCTTGGACATATCTTTTTTACAGTACTTAAGAAGAGCTCTGCTCGTACTGCATGAGGTGCTAAACAGATTACTTTAGACTGTCTTAAGGCTATCTCACTATAGTTCTTGTTGATGTTGAACATCTTTCATATACCTCGCTATTAATAGTGCTTCCGCTCTGCCATCTTTACTGG